ATAGCGGCATTGAGAGTCAGAACGTCATAGTCTGGGTTGCTGGTGTCGATGGACTTGATGGTTGTCGTCTTGGCATCGTTGGAGAGATCCATCACCGTGTCGCCAACCTGGAAGTAACCATCCTTCGCAACACGCGGCTTGGTCGTGGTACCGCCAGCGAGAACCTTTGCCACCTTTACGACAGCACAGGTCAGTCCGGCAAGAACCGCAATCCATGCACCCTTGTAGATTTTAGTACCTACAGGGAAATCCTGCACGGGCTTGAAGCCTGCTGGCAGGATGCGTCGCTCCTGGCGCCAGAAGGGATTCGGATGCTTCGTGTAGGAAGTTGAAGCGAATTCAATCATCGTTCTTAATCGGTTTTGTTGTCAGGCAATGTTTTAGCCCACGCATCGGCATCATCCTCCATTGCCTTTTGAGAGGATGATAAGATGTCGGCCTTTTCGGCTGGCATCAGTTTGTTGGTGACCAAATCCTGCTTGTACTCCTTCAACTCCTTCTCGATGTCTGCGTCATCGGCAATGCTGAAACGCTTCATGAGGAAGTCGGGGATTCCAAGCTCTTTCGCTTTCAGAGTGATGGCTGTCTGACGCTCACCCTTGGCCTTCTCAGCTTTCAGTGCAGCATTTTCATCCTGCAATGCCTTGATGGCCTCGTCGTTCTGCTTCTTGTATTTGCGGAACCACAAAGGGGGATTCTTGCCGTCATCGTTGCCCTCATCGTCGTCACCTGCTCCCTCGTCGTCATCATCCCCAGCCTTTTTGGTCGTGGTCTTAGTCTTGGAAGCCTGTTTGCGCGTCTTCCTCGTAATTTCCCCCTGGATAATCTTCGCAGTGGGAATGAGCGAATCCGCAACACTCGCGATGTCCTCGTCTGAGGCATCGTCATTCAAGCCCTCGGAAGCTGACTCGGCCAGCTCCTCGATTGCCTTGTCTGTCAATCCAAAGTCTTTACATTTGTCTTGCAGAACCTTCAAAAGTTTCTTATTCATATTGTACAAAAAAGTGATTAATCGCGGCAAATTTACACAAAATTTTCAATATAGTGCCTATAAAGCACCTAATATTTTATAAAAATATGCGCTTTTAATGCGACAATAACTCTTTAATATTGCGAATAAGGATTATTTAACTAAAAGTGCCTATCAAGCATATATAAAACACCCCGATGGAATGATGATCACCGGGGCAAAACAAACAACTTACTATGACTAACAGCAAAAAAGAAACAAAATATTTGGCTGGTTCAATAAAAATGCCTATCTTTGCAGCGGAGATTTCAAATCCACCAGGGTCTTAACGTATCGACGGGGGCATCTGCCGCTTTGTACCAAGTGCCGTTTGTTGAAATACTTACGGGGCGAAAGATTTAAAGCAGTGGCACTCAATGGGGAGTTTGACCCCGAGGCTGCTGCTTTACTTTTGCTCCATCATTATATGGTAAAGCATTTCAAAACCTTTCTTATGCTTCTGTGTCTTTACCCTCCATGATACATCGTTGTAATCAAGGCGGTAAATCTCATATTCGCGCACGCCATGTCTCCACTTATTCCTTACGTTGGCAACATCGACGGGGTTTGACATGTCTTTTACCGCACCTAAAGCCTGTAGTTCAATGTAAGTTTCGGCATTTTTTCTTCAATTTGTTTGGTGGTTTCAATATTTGTTCGTACCTTTGCACTCAAGAAAGCTGGCGAGATGTGTCGCGGCGGAGGCTTCCGCATAGACTGCTCGTTAGCTTTTCTTCTTTTTCAAGGAGTAAGGATGTTCTATAACGACCCTACCGTTCTTCTCACTTTCTTCTTTTATAGCCATACATTTGAACTCATAGATAATACCGTTTATATCTACGTCGTATGCCGTAAAATGGAGTACGCCTTTGGCAATCTTAGCCTTGTAATTTCCACGACTCATATCAATGGGTACATAACGGCCACCCTTTAAGCTCTGCACAAACGTCGAAAGCTTCTTTAATGCTTCAAGTTCTTCGGAGTCATAACAATGCCCAATAAGCTCTTTTCTATCAGTCTTTGCACAATATAGGTGAGAGGTGTAGATATTTCTATTGTTTATGTCGATTTTACCGTTCTCACCAATCTCTCTCAGTGTTTCTTTCTGAAGCTGCCTAAAGGCTGCTCGGTCTGTTTCTGGTGTGATGGTTGTGTTTGAGGTTGTGCTGTGGATGTTCTTCTCCGGCTCTGCTTGTGCAGTCTGCTTCACACCCACATACTTGGGGTTGTCCTTCATCCAGTACGGCAGGGTTCCTTTCTCGGCGGCTTTCTCCACACGGTCGGCGTTGTCTGACAGCCATTGCTTCATACTGTCCGGCAATTCGGTAATCTGGCCGCTGAACTGCCAGCTGCTCACGTCCTCGCCGTTCAGCATGGCACGGTTATAAGCATCGACTTCCTCATCCTTGGCCAATATATCAAGCGTGTAGCAACGGCATTGCGGATGCCAGCCCACGAACTTGAAATCCTTGGGGTACTTGCCTTTCAACGAGTCGCACAAAGGGCAGTCCGTCTTGTCGTGGACTCGCTTCACCTCAACACCGACAATCCAGGGGTGACGTTGCCTTCTTTCGTAGTCGGCAGACCTGTACGCCATATTGGTCTCAGTTCTGGTAAGGCGCATGGCGTTCTTGTAGCTGCTGCGGTACTGCCCCGGCCCGGGGTGGTACGCTGCGGCCCGCTTGCTCAGCTTCAAGTTCCCTTTCTCGTCACGTACCCGACGGAAAAGTCGGTCGGGCTCCTGCAGGTACTGGCGCACCTTGCGGGACACGGTGGCTGCTGAGTCGCCACGTCCGAGGCTTACACTGAGGGCAAGTTCCATTTCATCTTTGAACTGCCCCGTGTACTTCCATACCTTCTGAGAGAGGTTGAGACCGCCGTACTCACTCTTCCTGCTGAAGAAGGCGTCCATTGCCTCGCGGTTGCGGGCAAACAGCCGGGCAAAACGCTTGTCGTCTTTCACCCCCTTGCCAAACAGGGCCTCTACCATCCTGTCAGAAGCTATATTGGAGTTCTCCCATTCGGCAATGACCCCACTCCTGATTTCCTGATAAACGGCACTATAGAGGCCACGGAGGATAGTGGCAGACTTCGCCGACATACGCTTGCTGTCGCTGAAGCTGAACACCTCACTTGTGGGGTCTATGCTCTTGTCTGCGGCCAGATCCAGCAGCGCATCGACGGCAGCTGTGAACAGTTGGCCCACATGGTAGGCGTATTCTTCTGTACGGCCAAACAGCCCTATGGCCATTTCCTGGGCCATCTGGGCGGCTATCTGCTCTATTCGCCTGTTGGGTTTCTTTTTCTTCTTACTCATCGTCTTGGTTTGAAATTGTCGCTACAGCCCTCATGGTTCATCAGCATGGAATGGGGCTGGTGAGGGCATCGGCACATAAAGAACTCACCCTTCACATTCTTGCAATGGAAGTCGTAAGCCTTGGCGCAGTCACGGCACAGGTGCTTTGGCTTTTCGATTTTCCCCATTACTCAGCACCTCCGAAAACGTCATCCTTCTTCTGGGTGCTGGCAAAGATGTTGCGCTGCTCCTGGGCAGCTTCCTCCTTCTGCTTCCTGATGCGCTCTTTCTCCTGCACCTTATCCTTAATGAGCGGGTTCTGCTCGATGCCGCTTTCCTCGGACATGGTACCGCCGTCGATGGCCTCATTGATATTCTTGATGGTCTCGGCAATATCCTCTCCGAAAGGCTCCTGGTAGTCGTGGTCACACTCCAGTTGGTCAAGCTTGTATTCGCTCTTGGTGATATACAGGACGTTGGCCATGATGGAGATAACAAGCGAGGCGGTTCTATCCAGCAGCTCGTCGTAGTTCTCCTTGTGCTTCGTGGCCTTGATGTCTGCAAGGAGCATCATCTGTTTAAGAGCCTTGCCCGACATCTGAGACATTCCCTTGAACTGGCTCCAGTCGATGTCCGGCGTGAACGTCTTGGTCAAGATGTGGTGGCGCAACCACTCCAGCTCGTCCTTCTTGCTCTCGTTCTGGCCGTCCCATGTGAGGAAGGAAGCCATCTTGCTGACATCTTCCACGTTGTCGTTGGCAACAAGCGTCTTATTCTCCACATCCTTGTCAGGCATGGACTTCAAGAGGGCTGCTTTCAGTACCAGATACGGGTCGCTGAAATAGTCGTTTGTGTCTGCCCGGCGTGAGGCCACGTATTCCTCGCGGTTTATCAGTTCCTCAACACCGTCCCATTCCTTCTTCTGCTTGAAGTAGATGACGGGGATTTTCCCGATGGGGTTGTCCTCTTCCTCCACCTCCCATCCGAACGTTCCACGCTGGCAATGGTAGATGGTCTCGTCTGTGAAGATGTCGAGGTGATAGGTGGTCTTTCCGGCCACGTCCTTTGAGTAGTGGCCCCATGCGAAGGTGATAAGGTTCTCGTACACGTCCCATCGGGTGTAAATCTCGTCACCCTTGGAACGAGCGAGGACGCGAATCTGGCAGTCCGGCTCATTCTTCTTGTTGCGGTACACACGGAAGAGCATAGCGGATTCTGTCTCACTTCCTGCCAGTCGCTTGCACTGTCTTATCTTGCTGTTGAAGTGCATCTTCTTCAGCAAGTCGGTGTAAGCCTGGAATCCAGCGTCGGCACCCTCGCTCTTCTGCTTCCACTTCACGGGCTGGCCGAAGAGGAACACAAGGGAAATCTCATTGATGTACACAGGATAGCCGACGGGCAGTTTCCATCGTGTAAGCGTGCCTTTGCGCTGGCCTTTAAGGTCTTTCAGCACCTTATCCTTGCGCTCCATAATGAGGTGCGTCTTCGGATCGTACTCCTTCATGGCTTCCTCGGCCTCTAACTGGTGGGAGTCAAGCAGACTCATAACTCTGGTGATGTCCTTGGCGGCAATAAGCTGCTCAAAGTCCTGGTTCCTGCCTACGGTGGCATTGAACAGATTGGTAATCGAAGTGATAATTGACATGACTTTACTTTTATTGGTTACTACTATATTGCTAACATGGAGCCGACGTACTCAGGCACCTCGAAGCTATCCTCTACGAAATAGTTGATGGCATAGCCCAGTATATCGACATATTCATCATGGGTCTTGGCCGGGAAGCCGCAAACCTCGTCTATAAATTCCTCATTCCAGTCACCTTCCACCAGATACACGCGGCCACACTCAACCTTCGGGGCCACAGCATAGAGGCGCGTGTCTTTCGGATCAGTAGGAGACGGTGTGTAGGTGACATTGAGCGAACTCGACTCCTGCAGCTGCTGGCACACGCTCACACCGTTGGCTTTCGGCTCGATGCGCAGCGTGCTCTCTCCGCTGGCATCGTTAGCGGCCATGAAGTCCGGAAGATAGCGTATGAGGTCTGGAAACTCCTTGTAAACCTTCTGTGCGCAGGTGATGTAGATATTGTTTCGTATCTTGCAGGCTCCGATGATGCCGCTGGGGTCATTGTCGCTCTTCTGCTTCTTGTTGTAGGCGGTATCGAGGAAGAAGTGAACAGGCTCATGGAAGTGCAGGGCGTGATAGTCTGCCAGGCTGATGTGCCTAAACCATTTCTCCTTGATGATGTTACCGCCCTCAGCTGTCGGCCTCTGTTCGTACTGCCCTGCATATCCACGACTGCCAAGGTCGGTCTTGGCTTCATTCAGTACGGGCCTCGGTAGTCTTACAGGATCGAGCAGGCCGTCCACATATTTCTCCCTCAGTTCCACAGGGCTTACGTTGTCGGACAGCTCAGCAGGGAGGCAGATATGACGGATATTCTCGCCCTTCTTCTTCAACAGGTAGCCCGTGACATCTTCCTCATGGAGTCGCTGCATGATGGTGACCACAGGCGTATTGGCCTTGTCAACCTTACGTGAGGAAAGCGTCTTGGTGTGCTCGTTGGCGGCAGTACGCATCTGCTCAGATTCGGCCTGTTTGGGGTTTACAGGGTCGTCATTGATGATAACGTGAGCATGGAAGCCGGTAATGGTGGCTCCCGTCGAAGTGGCGTAGCGGTAGCCAGTATCGGTGTTCTCATAGTTCTGCTTGCCGCTCTTGTCTCGCCTTATCTTTATCTCGGGGAACAGCTTGCGGAACTTGTCACTTTCTATGATGTCTTTCGACTTGGTGGCGTGGTCGATGGATAGTGCGCCGGAGTATGAGTTGGTGATGATGCGGATGCTGGGGTCTTGCGTCCACAGCCAGACGGGCCACATCACCGTAACGATGGTACTCTTGGTGGTGCCTGGTGGAATGTTTATAATCAAGTCATACGGCTTTGGCCTTCGCTCCACGATAGATACGGAAAGCTTCTGGAGCTCACCGCAAAGATAGGGAATGTGCCAGTTGTACACAGGTTCCTCTTTGATGATGACGTCCCAGAAGGTCTTGACGAAGAAGAAGAAGCTCTTCCTGCACTCGTCAGCTACCACGGCGATTGCCAACTCCGAATAGTCGATGTTCATTCCTTCTTGTTGATGATTTCCGTGCCGATGGAAAGCAGGAGCTCACGCTGCTCGGCCGTCAGCTTGTCCATGTCGATGCTCTGGCGGGGGTATAGGTCCCTCCCGTCCCTGCCCGTCGCCTCTATGTTCTGTCTGTTCTTCCACTGCTCGGGCGCAACGTTGGTCAGGGCGAATATCAATGCAGCCGTGTCGGGGGGATAATATTTCTTGACGACGGTCTCCTTGGTCTTCACGCCCTCCCTGTTGACCTCCGTCTTCCTCTCCTCGAACTCGAAGCCGAGCGCCTTCTTCCAAAGGGAGTGCTCCAGCCTGCCGACGATCGTCTTCTGGAACTCGTCCTTGGCCTTTTTTATGGCGTCAGCAAAGTCCGTTTTTCCCTCGTCCGCCATCCATTCGTAGAAGGTGGTCTTGGTAATCCCGGCTGTCTTGCAGGCGGTCTCGACGGTCTCGCCGTCCTTGATGGCATCCGCTATGGCGGCGATGGTCTGTTCGCAGTACTTCATATCCTTGTTTTCTGATTATTCGTCGGCAAAGTTAAACAAAATTCCGCAAAAGTGCCTATAAAGCACACCTAATTTGTGTTATTTTATGGCTTATATAGTGTATGTACGTCAAATTTCAGTGTCTTAACAGGCACTATATATATTATATAAGTACGTATGAGGACCTGAATCATGCCCCCATCGGCACGCAGAACCCCTTTCCCCGTTCCTTTTCCCCACACCCCTTTTTCTTTCCCCCATACCCCCTTATACTCTATTATTTATATTATAATTATTGAGTATAAACGCGCGCGCGAGGGAGAAACGGCCATTTAACGTTTATTAGGTCGATCATTGCGTCATCATCAGCGTCACGTTTTTGCGACAAACGTTAAATCCTTTAACTAAATCGCTGGAAACGCCCATTTTTCGTGAATTTTGCTGCGGCAAAAGTAGCGGCAAACGCCGCGGCAAAATCACCGGCAAATACTGCGGCAAAATGTCCGGCAAGTGCCGCGACAAAAATGGCGGCAAACATAGCGGCAAATTTTCAAGTTTTGCCGCGTCATTTGCCGCGACAAAAATCACGTTTTGAAAAATCATAACAAACAGCAAAAAGCCCCAGCGGAAAACTCCACCGGGGCAGCAACAAAGGTACGAAAAAGTGCGTCGAGAGAGAAGCGTCACAAGACGCCCGCCATCTTGCCCAGGAGGGCAATCTGGTTACGCATCGCCTCCATCCGCAACTGCATGGCGGTCTCGCCCTTGGCTATGCCGTAGTTGCGGCTGAAGAACATCAGGAAGGCTTCGTCGAGCTGGCCGAAGAGGGACTTCAGCGACTGCTCGAAGGTCAGGCCGGGAGCAAGCACGATGCCCGACTGTTCACGGCTGGCAGGGCCGTAGCCCGTGCCGAGGAAGTAGCGGCCGTCGCTCGTGTACTCCTTCAGGCGCTTGTTGAAGGCCGTCACCTGACGGCGAAGCAGCTTGTCGGCATCCTGAGTGCGCGAGTCGCGCAGCTCTGCCAGCAGATGCTCCGTGCTGTCGGTGACGGCGGGATTGGGGACGGCGTAGGCTCCCGTGCGGCGGATGGCCGGAAGAACCTCGCTCGTCACCCAACGCTTGAACTGCTTGGCCTGCGGAAGCTTCGAAGAGAGGATCAGAGAGTAAAGGCCAGATTCGTTGATGAATACCATTCCTTGCTTTCCACCAAGGGA